TAACCCACTACATTGTTTCGCGCCAGTGCATCTTAGACCATCTGAATGGTTGTATAGGGTTTGTGCACTACAGGTCGCACTGTAACGACAGCGAGGCATGTAGGCGAGCAGCACAGGCAGGGCTCTACAAGTGGGCTAGGGCAGCAATCGTAGAGCACAGGCTGAAGAACGATGAAACACGGTTGCGGAATCACGATCATCGACTTGGACAGATGGACATAAAGGAAATGAAACGGCGTGAGAAGCTCGGCTTTCCAAATGACTTTGAGCCTGCGATTGTGAGGTAGAGATGCTAGGATATGTCATTGTATTCATCGTTGCGTTGGGCATTGGGTTTGCTGTAGGTAAACAGTGTGGCAGGAAGCCTGGCTTCACGGAAGCGGTGGACATATTTGCGGATGTTGTGGATGAGTTGAGCGGGGAGGGGCGATGAATTGTGTTCTAATAGCTGGGCAGGGCTGCGGTGGAACTTCGGCCTGTGCCAGAATCGTTCACCACCTCGGCTTCCCAATGTTCTTGGAAGGGCATTCTGGCGAGCACCCTGCCACAGGCGCAGGGCTGTATGAGGATCGTTGTTTGTACGGTGCTCTCTATCGGATGACGCCTGAGTCACTATCCCATGTGTGGACAGTTCTTGGAACGCATCGTAGGGAGAAGTATGGGTTCAAGAATACCCTGTTGGGGCAGGCGCTCCCTTGGGTTGTTCCCCTCATCCGGCAGATAGGGGATGAGGTTTCTGTAGTCGCAGTACACCGAACACTGTTGTCCTGTGCATACGGAAGGGCAGCGGGGAGATGCGGTGTACCTTTTGGGAAGACTTTCCCCCTCGAAGAAGCGATTCAGTGGGCGATAGAGGCGAAAATGAGCCTACTGAGAGGGGTACTCACTGTGCAGAACTGGGGCATACCCGTTCATCATCTGTCGTTTGAGCATCTATTGGATGACCCTGAGGCGGAGATAGGGAAAATTGCCGAGTTCTTGGGAGTGGACGTGACGGAGGAGGCTCTGGCTCAGGTAAAGCCAGAACTGGTACATAGCTGATGGAACTAGCGCCCCGCTTTCTCATGGAGTTGGCTCACAGGCTAGATGAGGATAAGTTTAAGGATATCCTGGCAGGCAACGCTGAAGAGATTGCAGAGAGGTTGGCAGATTGTACTCTGGCAGGGGAGCCGATAGACTTTGATGATGAGGACTGTGTTCTGGTAGCGGCTTATTACTTAGGGAAAAGGAACGATATCTGAAGGGTCTAACGACGGTTATTCTGCCCAACGGCTTTTCCTTGGAAGCCCCCACACAGGGGTTGGGGAGCGTGATGGTGAGGCGCTTGGTGGCGGCGGGTTGCTATGAGAAGATGATGACGGATAGACTCATGGGAGTCCTGCAACCCAGTGACATCTTTGTTGACGTGGGGGCGCAGTATGGGTACTACACGCTACTCGCAGCTTCTGTGGCTAGGAAGGTGATAGCTTTTGAGCCTTATGGGAAGAAGCGGGAGATCCTTCTGGGGAATGTTAAACGCAACGAACTACAGAACGTGGAGGTAAGGAAAGAGGCTCTGTTCTCTAAGAATGAGCAGGCGTGGCTGGGGCGTAGAAGCTCACGCGTTCAATTCAAGGCAGCAGAGGGGATGAAGATTACCCTGGCACGGTTTGATGACCTAGAGATAGGGAGAGTGGATGCAGTCAAGATTGATGTTGAGGGCGCGGAGGCGGACGTCCTTCAGGGAATGAGGGGGACATTGGGGATCTGGAAGCCGCTGGTGCTTGTGGAGGTACATAAACGTATGTGTGATCGCTTTGGGCACTCCCCAGGCCACGTTGAAGCGTTCTTGTCAGAGTTGGGGTTCACGGTCACTAGACTGGTGACGATGGGGGACAGATACCACGTCATGGGGCGCTGAACGTGAAACTCAAACCGCTACCGCTACGCACTCTCGTCGAGAGAATCAGTCAACGTGAGACGTTTATGCTCACCCGCTACGGAGATGGGGAGTGGTTGGGAATCTTGGGGATGACTCCCAACCCTAGGTGGGGGCCGGATGAACATGAACCCAATCTACCGGGACTGCCAAAGGCGTTGCGGGAAGCTCTCAAGACTCACCCTGTGGGAGAGGGGGCCTATCCCTGCATGGTAGCCGCTTAGGTCACAGAGAGGATGAACCTAACAGAACCTGTCAAGAGGTGGATAAAGAAACATGCCCCTCATACCTTTGGGCACTGGCACGACGGAAGACAACCGTTCAGAGATGCAGCAGAGGAGGGGATATTCGCCCAGTTCTTAGATGCACTTATGGGGGTGAGGGCGGCGATAGTGGGTGGGCCGCACCTCGCACGAATGGCTGAGCGGCTTGGTACGGAGTTCATTGAGATTCCAGCGAAGAACTGTTGGCTGGCTTACGACAAGATGTATGAGGATGTTTTGGCGTTTAAAGGGGATGTGGTGACGTTTTCTGCTGCTATGACAAGTGAGGTCATTATACCCAACCTGTGGAAGGATATGGATGGAAGGACGACGCTGATAGATGCAGGTTCGATATTTGATCCACTGTGTGGCGCACCGTCACGCAGTTGGCATGGCAGGTGGATAAGGGATATTATGAGAAGGGAGAAACCGAAATGGAGCGTTCAAGATCAATTGTAGTGTTGTGTCTTCCCAGAGTAGGGAGCTCGTCAATTGCCGGGGTGATGGAGCGCTTCGGCATACCAATGGGGAAAGACACCTGGGCCGACGGGATGAACCCACGGGGATATTTTGAGGATCGCAGGTGGCATCGCATTCACCTAGCGGTAACTGGGCAGAAGTACGATGTCAAGATGCCCAAGGGGTTGGCAGAGCGGCACCGTAAGGCATACGAGCAGCTAGTGGTGGGGCTGCATCGGCAACCTATATGGGGGTTCAAGAGCCCAAGGACGTGTATGGTGTTCCCTCACATCATGGACATCTTCCAAGATCCCCGCGTGGTTATCATGATGCGCAACCGAGAGGACACCGCCCAGTCGCTAGTTCGTCACAGCCATGCTGCTTACAAGGGACGCCTGAGAATGGAGTTGGAGCAAGCCCAAGCTGTGCTAGACAGGTGGCAGGAGGCGATGGACTGGTCACTTGTGCACTGGGATGGCCCAACTCACGAAGTCTGGTATGAGGAGCTTCTGAGTGACCCAGAACCCGTCGTGCGGGAGCTGGCTGAGTTCTGCTTTGAGGGACTAGACTTCTCTCCAAGTGAGGACAGGATAGAGAGGGCATGTCGGTGGGTAGACCCAAACCTGAGGCACTTTGGGAAACCGACACCCAAGGAGGAGGCTCTGCCAGATGATGAAGCTGAGGGTGAAGAAGAGGAGGAAGATGAATGATCGCCGTGGTGGTTCCAACGATAAGGGAAGAGTGCATCACACGGTGGGCTGAGGAATGGGCGACGCAATTCCTAGCCAATTCCCAAGTTCGGGTAATTGTAGTGGAGGACAACCCACACAGAACGTTCGGGCTAGAAGACGATCACATCTACCACTTCACTTGGCACAACATAGAGAGAGACTTCAGGGACGACAACTGGATCATCCCGCGCCGAACAGACTGTGTTCGTTCGTACGGTTATTGGAAGGCGTGGGAGATGGGGGCGGAGGTCATTGTCACGATGGATGACGACTGTTACCCGAACAGCCCTGGCTACCTAGATGCGCACATGAGGGCACTGGAGCAGACAGTCGAAGAAGAGGCGTGGGTATCTACGATAGACGGATTGAAGCCCAGGGGATTTCCCTATCTCAGTTGGAAGCGCGTGCGGGAAGTGGTACTAAACCATGGGCTATGGTCGGGAGTGCCTGACTTAGATGCTGTGACTCAGCTTGCCAGTCAGGGGAAGTGGACGCCCAGGAAACAGGTGATCCCCCATGGCATGTACTTTCCAATGTGTGGTATGAATATAGCGTTCAAACGCGAGGTCGTTCCGGCCATGTACTTTTTGCTCATGGGGCAGGGCTATGAGTATGATCGCTTTGGGGATATCTGGTGCGGGATCATCGTCAAGAGGATAGCCGATCATCTAGGGAAGGCTATAATGAGTGGAGACCCCTCGGTACACCATGAACGGGCATCGAACGTGTGGGCTAACCTGAGGAAAGAGGCTGCTGCACTGGAGCGGAACGAAGTGTTCTGGAGTGCGGTAGATTCTGTGCCACTTACTGGCAATACTTGGCAGGAATGTTACTTGGAAGTGGCTGAGAATCTGCCTTTTAAGGGTGACTATTGGGAGAAACTTCATAACGCGATGAAGATTTGGGCGGGACTTTTCTAGGAGGCCCCATGACAACCATACTGATGCCCACGATTAACCCTGAGCAAGCAGAGGAAACCGCTCGGATCAATAGGGAGCGTGCTGGAACAGAGGTAGATACGTGGATACTCCATGACGAAGACCGCGTGGGCTACACCAAGACGGTGAACAAAGGCTTGGCGAAGGTTGAAGGGGACGTGTGCATCGTGGTAGACGATGCTGTGATGTCTGACAACTGGCTCAAGATATTCAAAGAGGAAGTTGCCAAGAGGGCAGCTCTCAATGTCTGGTTTGCAGGGCCTTCGATGAAGTGCCGCACCTATCCACAGAATCAAGGTAGGAAGGGGGATCGCAGGAGACCCCGTATCGTACCGCATGTCTGCGGGGTGGCGATGTACGCCTCTGCGGAAGCTGTGGCGATGGGGTCCCTGGACGAGCGGATGATACACTATGCATGTGAGGTCGATTGGCAGCGGCGAGCTAAAGGCAGATCCCTATGGATACCGGGCGTGTGGTGTGAGCATGAGTTACACAAGCCCGCACGGATGGATTGGTGGGAGAACGACCATCGAGTGTTGCGGGCGAAATGGCGTTAACTTGCCTTTTTCGCCCTCTGGTGCTATACTTAGGACAAATATAGAGCGGAACTAGAGCCGCGACCTTAATCTCTTATGGGATAGGTCGTGGCTTTCTGTTCAGGCGAACGACAAGCGCCGATTGCGTATCTGTTGGGCACAGTGGCCCGGCAGTGCATCGGCGCTTTTTGCGTTGAGAACCATTTGTTATTTGTCAACAGGGTGGCAGACACCTTATTGACGGGGAGGTAACAAAACGATGACTAGACATCCCTCATTTAACACGACTATCGGTTGGGATGCAGCCGGAGGCACTAGCTACACTACGATTGGGCAGGTGAAGGATATCAGCGGCCCGTCAATCTCCCGTGACACCTTTGAGGTTACGGACAGGGATGTAACGGGAAACTACAAAGAGTTTTGGGGTGGCTACAGTGACGGTGGAGACCTTACCTTCACCATCAACTGGGACCCCCTGAACGATGCTACCCACGGAACGGCAAGCGGCACTGCCCTGATCACCAACTTCACAGAGACGGACATGTGTTCCGCGAAGTCGGCGTGGCAGGTGCAGATGGATCTATGTGGGGGAACAGCGACGTGGACGTTTGACGGCATCATGTCCACCTTTGAGATGAGTTCCCCGGAGAACGACGTACTGACTGCGGACGTTACCGTCAAAGTCAGCGGTCAGCCGACATTGGTAATCAGCTAGAGTTAAGGGAGGGAACAGATGGCCTACCTAACGAGAGACGACATACTCGGTGCGGACGACATTGAGCGCGAAACCGTAGAAGTACCAGAGTGGGGCGGGGAAGTGCTGGTGCGTGGCCTTACAGCGCAGCAGTACATTGGCATGGGGTTTGACTTGCGCGATGAGGAAGGATTGAACACAGAGAAAGCGCAGGAGATGATGCCCAAGATTGTCAGCCTTGGTGTCATTGACGAGAATGGTGATTGCCTGTTTACCGTGGGTGACATCAAGACTCTTGGGCGCAAGTCGTTCGGCCCCATCGAGCGCATCAGCACTACAATTCTGCGACTGTCTGGGCTAACCACAGAGGAAGTCGAAGAAAAAAACTAACCCAACAGGAGCGATTCGCTCACAGGCTGGCGCTCCAACTGGGCCATCCGCACCCAAAACAGATGCTCAAGCACATGGCTTGTAGCACGTATCTGGACTGGATGCGATATGCTGCTCTGGAGCCGTTTGACCAGCAGCGGGCTGATTTGCGGGCCGGAATCATCGCCAGTACCATTGTCAATGTTGCGATGGGATTGACGGGGAGCAAAGGGCGATTAACTACCCCCTCTGACTTCATGCCGTTCTCTAGTGAGCCAGAGCCACCGCGACAGACTGCGGATCAGTTGTATCAGAAGATTAGGGTGCTGAATCGCTTGCTTGGTGGGCGTGTTATTGATGAGCGCAAACCGAGAGAGGTAGCATAGCAAAAGCCCCTCCGTTACGGAGGGGCTTTGCCCTTGGCGCGTCTCACCCAGCCTCGCGGCACCGCACGGTGCCTGCCTTGCACTGCCCTATACTCATATTGTATTCCATTTACCCTATTTCAGCAACCCGCAAACTTGCCATTTTCGTGTCCTAGTGATATACTTGTGACAATATAGGCGAACGACAAGCGCCACTGTCTGCATAGCTTAGCTGTGCAGGGTGGCGTTTTTTGCGTTCATGGAGGGACTATGGCTTCTACCTATACCATCGCACGTCTCCTAGTAGTCCTCGAAGCACGTATCCGAAACTATCAAGCTGCTATGTCTGCTGCGGCTACTTCTTTGTTGGTAGCCN